ATATAAATAATCATCAAAAAGCTTTTGAACATTTTAAAAATCGTGGATCCAAAGAAGGTAGATATTATTCATTTCAACATTCTGAAATATATTATAAAAATTCTTGGTTGTTATATTTACAAAATAATAAAGATTTAAAAGGTCATGTTAATAATGATTTTGACGCTTTTAATCATTACATGATTCATGGTAAAAATGAAAAAAGAAAATTATATAAATTAAATGTTGATATAAGAAATTTTAATTGGGATTTATTTGATTTTAATTTTTATATACAAATTAATAATCTAAACTTTAAAACTAAAAATGAAGCAATTAATCATTTCAAAAATATTGGTTATAAATTAAATTTACTACATGATTTAAAACATAGTAATCTATATTTCCACTACGATTGGGATAAATATATTAGTGATAATGATGATTTAGAAAACTTTGATATTAAAAAAGCTTTTTTTCATTATGTAGAATATGGTGAAAAAGAAAAAAGAAAAATTTACAAAAAAGATGATATAAATACTAAACTTGAAAATTTTAATTGGAAATTTTATTTAATTGCCAATAATGATTTAATTAATAATAACATATCCGACAAAAAAAAAGCAATTAACCATTTTAAATCAAATGGCTACAAAGAAGATAGACTTTATAGTAATTATCATAATTTACTTTATATAAATTATGACTGGAAAAAATATTCCAAAATGTATAATCTAAATAAAAATAACTTAGACGCTTTTAAACATTATGTTAAAAATGGATTTAATGAAAAACATAAAATTTATTACTCCATTAATGAACAAAATTTTTATAAAGATTTTTTTATTGAATTTAACAAATTAAATCAACTTGAATCATTTGAAGATTGTAAAAAATATTATTTAAAACTAGAAATAAAAGTACCATATTCATATGAACATTTCTTATTATTTCATTTATTTGATTGGGAAAAAATATACAATAATAATTTAGATTATTTTAATACACAACAAATTGATAATAGTAAAAAATTATTTATAGAAATAATTAATAATTATAGTAAATTTAGATTAAAACTATTTTTAAATAATGATTTAACTAAAATTATAAATTGTACTTATATTGAAAATCTTTTTATCAATTTAGCATTAATAAAAAAATTAATTAATAAAAATATTATTTTTAATGAAACATCATTTTTAAATAAATTATTCAATTATCAAACTAAATTAAATAAATTGATTTCCTATAATTTTCAATTCATAAAAATACCACCTGGTTTTACTTTTGATGATTTTAAATATGAAAATGAAAATTTAAAATTTTGTTTTGTCATTTCTTCCTTTAATAATAAAGATAATATTTATAATAATTTACTTTCTATTATTTACCAAAATTATCAAAATTGGAAAATTTATTATACAAATGATTGCTCAACAGATAATACACATGAATTATTCTATAAAATTGTTAATGAATTTAATTTAAAAGATAAAATTTTTTACATCAAAAATGAAAAAAATATGAAACAATCTTATTGTAAAAATTATACTTATAAATTACTAAAAAATAATGATATTGTTTGCATTTTAGATGGCGATGATTGGTTAAGTACCAATAATGCTTTATCTTTATTATCCAATGAATATAATAATTCAAATAATTTAGTAATTTATTCTGGTTATCATGTATATTATGACAATAAAATTGATAAAAGTGTATATGGTTCTGAATATCCATCTGAAATAAAAGAAAAAGCAGAATACAGAAAATATAAAAGTTGGTTATTTACTCATTTAAAAACTGGATATGCATGGTTATTTAAAAAAATACCAGAAAATTATTTAAAAAAGGATAATAAATGGCTTGATAGATGCACGGACTTAGCAGAAATGTATTCAGTATCTGAAATGGCAGGAATAAAAGTGAAACATTTAAAACATATATTATATGTTTATAACAAAAAGAATTCCATAAAATATGATAATTCATATTATAATGACCATAGTAGTAAGATTCGTAAAGATATTGAAAATTATGTGAAAAATTTAAAACCACTATCAATAAATATACCTAAAATATTTATTATTAATTTAAAAAATAGAAGTGATTTAAAAAATAAAATATGCGAACAATTATCCTATTTTAATATTAATAATTTTGAATTCTTTGAAGCATTCAATGGTTATACAAATAAAATGATAAAAGAAAAATATGATGAGTATCATTTAAAATATGATAATAATCTAATTTCACATATTACATTAGGTGTTACTAAAAAACATATTAATTCACTTGGTGCATTAGGTGTTATTTATTCAACTATTGAATTATTTAAAAAAATTAATAAAAATAAAAATTTAGACCATGTAATAATCCTAGAAGATGATGTTTATTTTCATAAAAAATTTGATGTTTTATATAGTTTATTAAAAATGGATTTACAAGATAAAGATTATATTTATTTAGGATTTAATTCTACATCTATTGAATTAAATACAATTTTTAATAAAAATAAAGACAATACTTTAATTGAAATTAAAAAAAATCATTATTATGATGGTGGTATTTATGGTGCTTATTCCTATATTTGTAGTAGAAAATATAGAGAATATGTAATATCATTAGGCGTTGATTATTATATAAATAATAATATTAATCTTGATGCTGCTTTGAATATATTTTTCAGTAATAAAGAAAAAGAACATATAAAAAATAATTTGAATTTTTATGTTTATAATGAACATTTATTTATTCCAGAAGTAAGAAAAAATGGTATTAATAATATTCGAAATGATAATTTTTATAAAGAAAGATTTATTAATTTGGATAATTATTTAATTTAAATTATATTTTAAATTTATGAATAATAAAAAATTAGAAAATGATTTTGATATTAATTTTTATATTACCATGAATAATGATGTTGCTACAAGATTTAATTTTGATTTTGATAAAATTAAACAACACTTTTTTTCTGTTGGACACAAAGAAAATAGATTATATAGTAAAATGCATTCAAATTTATTCTATTACCATGATTGGATTAAATATATGAATAATAATAAAGATATTTTATCAAAAAAAATTAATAATGATATTTTAGCATTTAAACATTATTTAGTTCATGGTATTAAAGAAAAAAGAAAAATATATAAAAAAGAATACTTAAAGTATGAAGTTGTTACTGTTCCAACTGAAAATAATTTAGAAATAATTGATTTACCTTTTTTTAGAAAAATAAATTCACAATTTAGTGGTTTAAATGATAGTGAAATTATAAAATTTATTTGTGAAAATAAAAATGAATGCCTTTATACCATTAATCATCGATATTTATATGAAAATTATGATTGGACGCAATATTTAATTGATTATCCTGATTTAAAAATAAATAAAATATTTAGTAAAGTTGATGCTTTACTTCATTATATATTATATGGTAGTAAAGAAGGTAGAAATATTAAATTATTAAAAAATAAATCAGAGAATAATAAAAATAATTCTAATAATACTAATAAAGAAAATGAACATACAGTAAATAATAATTGTGTAAATATTTTAGATAAAATCGAAAACCCTGAATTATATGATGAAAATTTAATTGAATTATTTAAAAATAATATATTAGAAAATTCAAATCATCTTGATATTATTAAGTATGATATAAAAGATGTTAAAGAAATGAATAAAATGTATGAAATAATATCTTTGGATTTTGATTATACATATTATTATAAATTAAATAATAAAAATTATAAAATTGAAAATAATGAAGAAAGTTGTATAAAACATTTTCTACATAATGGACTCAATAATTATTTACCATATTCTAAAAATCATTATTTATTATATATTAATTACAATTGGGATGAATATTCTGAAAAATATTTATTAACTAAAAATAATAATTTTAATTCTTTCTGTCATTATATCCAACATAATTATTATTTTAATAAAAATACATCTTTACCATCAATTAAATATCCAATAGATAATTTTATTAATGAATTTTACAATAAATTATATAATAATAAAACTAATTTTTTAATATCATATCGTAACTTTTTACAAATAGAAAATGAAAATAAAATTTATCCTAATTTATTTAATTACTTTTTATATCAAGTTATTAATTGGGAATTATTTAAAAAAGAAAATAATTTAAAAGATAATATAGTTGATTTAATGAATATTTTAATTAAAAGTGATTTTGATTTAAAAAAATATAAAATTGATTTTAATAATATTACAACATTACATATTCCTGATAAAGAACAATTATTGGATTTAGATCAATTTAAACATTTTTATCATAAAATTATCAGTTATATTAAAAATAATAAAAATATTTATAATATTGTTGCTATTAATAATGAATTTAATAAACTATTTAATAAAAATTTATTTGATATACCATCAAATTTTTTATTTAAAAATTATAAACCTTATGTTAATCAAAAAAATAAAAATTTATCATTTAATATAATTATTAGCTATATTCATAAATATGAATCATTGTATAATGTATTATTAAGTGTGTTTTATCAAAATTTTAATAATTATAAAATAATTATATTAAATAAGTGTAACGACAGTGATTTAGAAAATAAAATAAATAATTTAAAAAAATCATTAAATATCTTAAATGATATAGTAATTATACAAAATAATAATATTAATGAAGCTAATTTAAAAAGTTTTATTAAAATTTTTGATATAAATTTATTAATTGATACAAATTACTATTTTAGTAATAATAATATTTTTGAATTTTTAAATGAATTTTATGAAAAAAAAAATTATTGTTTTGAAAAAATATTAATTGAAAAAAAAACTCACAATAATAATCAAATAAATTCATTAGTAATAATTAATTCAAATATTTTATTAAATAATTCATTTTTATTATATAATTATTTTGAATATGAATTTGATATTAATTATATTACTAATCTAAATCATTTAATTTTAATTAATGAAAAAAATTTTATTGATCATAAATTTTATAATTCAGATATAATAGTGAATGATTTAATAATATTTACTTATCCAATATTTATACTTTATGAAAATAAAGAAAATATAAAATATATTAAAGATATTCATTATTATACATTATTTAATTATAGTAATGAAACTGAATTTAATAATTTTATTAAATATGTAAATGATAATAACATATTTGATTATGTAAATATAATATTTATTGATAAAGTATTAAATGATTTTGATTTAATTAATATGAATCCTATTAAAATTGATTCCTATAATATTATAAATATATTTACAAAAAGTAAAAGAAGAAGTGTTAAAAAAAATTACAAGAATTTACCTAAAATTAATACTTATGAAGCACTTATTTGTAATTATTTTACCAGAAATAATTATTTAAAAAATGATGTAAAAAGTTAAATTTTTTTGTTTTATTTATTTACTATATTAAATGAAGTATTTAATATATAAAGGTACAGGTGGATTAGTTCATATGCTAAACGGACTTCAAGCTGCTATAGAATTAGCAAAAAAAGAACAACGACATTTGATAATTGATACTAAAAGAACCAGTTCATTTAGAAAAAATTTTAATGATTATTTTTTTATATGGGATAAAGAATTGGATTATCAAACAGATTATTCAAATATTAATGATTGTGATGAATTATATTTTGAAGATATTCCAATTCGTGAAATTGAAGAACACGGAACTAAATTAATTGATGGAAAATATTATTTATCCAATTCTACAATTTTATTACAAAATCTATGTAGTATGGAAAATAAACAAGTCCGAGTTTATGCAGGTTATAGCCATAATTATATTAAAAATTTAAGAATTAAAACAAATATATTATATGAAATATTTGATAATTGTTTTGAAATAATTGAAAAATATAAACCATACATTTCTGTACATTTTAGAAACACTGATATGAAAAATTCAATTAATGTTTTTATAAAAAAAATAAGAAAAGCATCTAAAAAATATAAAATAAAAAATATTTTTATTGCGACTGATGATTTTTTTGCTTTTGATAGTTTTAAACATTTTTTACCTAAATTAAATTTTTTTAGAATTTGTAATATACCCAATTGTAATGGAAAAAATATGCATTATCATTTTCAAAATAAAGATGAACTTATTAAAAATACACTAAAAGATTTATATATGATCATTAAATCAAAATATTTTATACCTTCCATAAATTCTGGAATATCTAAATGGTTAATTCATCAACAAAATGATGTAGAAAATAGATTATTTGATGATGATTATAACTTTGAAGTTATTCAATAGTTTTTATAAAATTTTTAAAATTATTTATTAATCTATTTACTTCTTCACTTGATTTTTCATTAAATATATCTTGATTGTAAAATTCTAATAATTTATCCTTATCTTCATACAACTCTTTCACTTTACTATAACATTTATACAAAGAACTCTCATTATCCGATTCATAAAATATAATTCTATCCATATTGAATACTTTTTTATCATTTTCATCAAGTTTCCCACAATAAATAGGTATGCATCCAGATACACAACAGTCCATTAATTTTTCAGTAATATAACCTGGAAAGTTGTATTTACTATTTTCTGGACATAAATTAAATATATAATTTTTTAAAAAATCTTTTTTCCCAATTTCATTCATTTTTTCATTATCAAAATTATTTAATAATTGTGAAGGACATGTTATTTTATCAATATTTATTAATTTATTATAAATATTTTTTCGTGTATTCCAATTATCATGTCGTGCTATTAATGTACAAAACTCTTTTTTTATTAATTCTTCTTTTTCTATTTTATTATTATTTAAATCTTTGAAATATTTTACACTATAATAATTTTCTTGCTCCCAACCTTTGTAATAATTTATATATAATGGCAATTTAAATCTATTATTTTTTTTATTATCCATTACACACCCATAAATATAATCTATTTTATTTTCTTTGATTAATTTAAAAGGATATTTAAAATGATAAATTATGGGCTCACTAAGCCACATGAGTTTTATTTTGTTTTTTAAATTTTTTATGAATATATAATCATCTTCTTTTATAAATGAACCTATTAAAAATATATCAATTGATTCATCATTTTTATTTTTAACATATTCAAATTTTTTTAATATTTCCCTTGAATATAAATTTGTTTCATAATTAAATGCTGGAAACATACAAATTATAGTAAATTTTTTCATTTAATATATTATTTTATTTTTTTATAAAAAAATAACTAAATTTAGTTTATATTCTTTATTTATTTTTATTTTTAATTTATAAATGACTGAATTAAAACCTATAAGATTTATTCAAACAAGTGCAGCAAGATCTGGTAGTACGGTTCTATCCAATATATTAATGGCATTTTTTCAACCTTATGAATCTGTCTGTTTTATGGGAAAACATACTTATAATAAAGATTTAATCAAAGATAATATTGTTATAAAAACACACGACAAAAATATTGATGATTGGATTTCAAGATTTGGAAGTGAATATGATTTATATTTTATTATTTCAGATAGAGGAGATTATGATTGGGATAAATATTATCAATATGATAAAACATTATTTATACCTTATGAAGATTTATTAGAAAATGAAGAAAATTTACTATCTTGTATTGTAGAAAATTTATATACTAAATTAAAAGAAATAATACCAAAAGAATATATGATTCATAATAGAGAACAAACAAGTATTCAAAATGGTATCAATAGAATTAATAATATGAATGATAGATACGAAAAAATTAAATCAAAACCATTTGAATTTGTTGATAAATATTACCAAATTCATGGTCATCACAGAAATAATAGAAAAGGTTAATTTTTTTAAACCGAAGGTTGTACAGCTGATCAAGAAGAGGATGGTACTCCAAAATAAGAATCAAATTTACTTTCTTGAATCCAAATATTTAAATAAGAGTGTCCTGCTATGATTGGTATTTGATTCGGGGATCCAGGTTCATTTTGTCTTAATGCTTTTGTATTAGTACTAGTTTGATTGTAGGTTGTTACACCATTCCCAGACCAAAAACTACCATATTGATTAGCACCCGTGAATGTTAATGAAAAACTTTCAATGGCATTAATAAATTGTGCATGTTTTTCTATTGAATCTACAGTCATATTTACAGGATTTTTTGTTGCGATTATATTAAAAGTATTATTATTGGCATTAAATAAAACATCACCTACTGCTTCTAATGTAATATTAACAGGGTTCCCATTAATAGAACCTACATTCCATTGACCAGTAGATTTGAAACTCCATAATGAATAATCCTTAGTAATTTTCTTACATGTCATTGGTTGGTCTTT